TAAAGAGGATTTAATGACCTATCAAAATGGAAATTATTATATTGCAGATAGCGGAACATTAATGTTCTATGATGGATCTAAATGGATTAATAAAGGTCCATTTGACAAGCCAGATAATAATTCTATTATAATTAATCAAGCAAATAAAGTTTCTCCTCCAGGATCACAACCAAATCCATCTGCTCCACGAGGTGGTAATCCAAATTTAGGACAAGGTGCATACCAACAATCAACTCCTGGGGAAGATCCTACTAAAAAAGAATTAGGTAAACTTTCAGTCAAACCTCCAAAAGTAAACGCAGAAGGCGGAGCATCATTAAGATATCCATTTGATAGATCTATATCAGCTGGATCTGATTATATTGTATTTGAATTCTGGAATTATAATCCACCATTTGGTAGGGATGAAACTGGAAGCACTGGAACATCCACCACCTCAACAGGAACTGCCAGTTACAAAACTTACAATGCAAGTGTAGATGATTTGACTCCAGCAAAAAATTTAAGTCCTATCTTATTATACATCCCAGAAGATGTACAAACTCAATACGGACAAAAATGGGGAGGTGCTGCATTTGGATCAGTTACAGCTGGAATGCTTCAGGCAATAGGAACTAGTGTAGATGCAGAAACATTTTTAGATAATATTCCAGGAGTAGTTAAATCTAAAACCTTTGATTTATTAAGGCAAGGGATTAATAAAGTATCTGGGGCTTCAGTAAGTGAGAATCAAGCACTGGGAGGGGTTTCTAAAACTATATTAAATCCAAATACAGAAATGATGTATGATGGGCCAGAGTTAAGGACACTAGAATTAAACTTTAAGATGGTTGCCAGTAGCGATAGAGAAGCACAAGAGATTAAAAAAATTTGCAATACATTTAAAAAAGCAATGCTTCCTACCTTTGGGGGACAGACATCAGCATTTGGTGGAAGCACTAACGGTTTTGGTGGAGGAAATCTAATTACAATTCCAAGTATATGTACTATCAAATACATGTATGGCTCTAGTTTGCATCCATATTTACCCCAATATAAAGCATGTGCAATAGCAAACGTAGCTATAAACTACACTCCAGATGGTTCGTATGCAACATATGAAAATGGATCCCCTATAGCAACTCAATTAAAAATTTCACTTAAAGAAATGAAAAATATATTTGCAAGTGAAATTAACGACCAAGGAGCTTCTTACTAATGTCATACTTCTCAAACATTCCAAACATAGAATACGATACGAAACCAATTCAGTATCCATTCTCAGAATCAGAATATGTCGTAGCAAAAAATTTCTTTAGAAGATACCAAGTTAATCCTGATGTATTTTCTTATGCAGTATACTTTAAAAAGTATAGTGTAATGGAAGGAGAAAAAATTTATGAGGTAGCAGAAAAAGCATATGGGGATGCATTCTTAGATTGGGTAATTATTTTAACAAATAATATAGTTAATACACAGTTTGATTGGCCCCTTTCTGAATACGATCTTCGTAAATATTGCGAAAAAAATTACGAAGATGCATATGGAACAATAAAATATTATAGAACTACAGATGCTCTCATAAAAAAAGAAGATGGAACTCCAGTAATTAAACCAGGATTAATTGTAGATGAAGCTTTTTACAATTCAACTTATAGATATTGGGACGATGATCAAGTAAGAGCGGTAGCTGGTAATGCTATCAGTACACCAATTACTATATTTGAATATGAACAAGAACAAAATGAAAAGAAGAGAGAAATATTTCTCCTCAAACCATCATACCTAGAATCATTCCTTGATGATTTTAGAAAGACAAATTTATATAAGAAGTCAAAAGATTATATCAGCTCTACGTTAAAGAAAACAGGGGTATAAAAAAAGGGGGTCAATGACCCCCTTTACTATTATCAATCTTCTTCAGCAAGACGGGCAAAGTAACTCAGTGCATCGTCATCATCGCTGCTATTGAATGAAGGCTTGCTGGAAGCAAATGCAGGCTCTTTCTTAGGAGCAGCATATACTTCTTCGTCTTCATCCTCTACCTCTTGATCAATACGACGTTGAGGAACAGAGTTACCAAGAACAAGATCGTGACGTGCTTGGAGATCTTCGTAGGACTTAAACTCAGAAGGAGCAGTGAATGCTTCAAGAGAATACTCTTGCTTCCAAATACGTTCCATCTCTTCATCATCCATACTCAGTGCAGAAGGTGCAGTGAATTCAGATGCATCATAGTTCCAGTAACCTGCAACGGTACGAATCTTCAGTTTAAAGTTAGCACCTTCCCAGAAGTCAAACACATTCACAGGAGTTTCATCTTGGAATTCAGGTTGCATGGCAGCAAGGATCTTGTCATGGATCTTCTTGCCGTACTTATACAGGAATACTTTACCTTCGTTCTCAGGATTGCTGGGATCCTTCACGACATAAATGTTGCTGTAGTAAGAAAGTTTACGCTTACGGTTGCGAACAACTTCCTTATCAGATTCATGACCACTGTTCCACAGTTTGTTGTTGGCAGCACAGATAGGACACTGATCACCTTTAGAAGTGGGGCAGTTCTCAATCAACCAACCACCTGGACCTTGGAAAGCGTGGTTGTAAATCTTCGCCCAGGGTACGCTCTCGCCTTCGGGAGCGGGGAGGAAACGAATAACGGAGTAGCCGTTACCAGAAGCGTCAAGCTTGGGCTTCCAGAGCCTCTCGTCGGCACCACTGGATGAGGTGCTGGACTTCTCAAGTTCCTTCTGGAGGAACTCAAAGTTGGTCTGGGACTTACGCTTCAGATCTGCAAAAGACATAGGATTTTCTCGGATAGTTTTGGTTTGGCTTGTGTGACTCGTGATCACCTAGACATCATACCACAGGCAGAGGGTCGAGTCAACCCCCCTCTGCCTCTAATTTTTCTTTCATCATCTTAACCTTTGTTAAAAGGTCATCGAACATGGCACTGATATTTGAATCAGGTGATGCTCCCATCAAAAGGATAGCATCACGCATTGATTCTGCCATTTCAATTGCTTCTGGATCGTCACTTAGTTTGAGACGAGCATAAAAAATCTTCTGTTTTTCAATCAATGTCTCCATGACATTGAAGTATTCCATTTTCTTTTCAGGAGAAAGAACTGGAAAGGCAACCATAGATCTCATGCAGAACTGTTGAAGCTCTGCCATCTCTTGAATATCACCACGAACTAATTCGGATTTAAAAAATTGACTCATACTAACATTAGCTTAGCTCTACTTGTCTTCTTAATATAATTAAGTTTCTGGGCATCATACTTTAGTTTTTCTTTCAATGGTTTTGAAATTAATTTAGGAACAGATTCCAATTCTATTTCATGTGTTTCACAGTAGTGAATAATAGCATCGATGTAGTTCATCGAATTTTCATATGCAATTTGTTCAACTTCCTGCGAAAATCTCGCAGCTGTCATAAATTTATCCTCCAGATTGTTTAGCATGTTTCTCTTGGTACTCCTTGATGTATCCTTGTAACGTAACAAAATATTCCTTCTTGGGGGGCACCACACTGACTTGAGTATCACCATTTTCACATGACACAATGGTGACTAATTTCTTGACACCAATCTTGTATCGTTCCTGCAACATACAAGCGTATGCACATTCCTGAACATAGTAATCGTAAAGATATTCTTCTTTCTTTGGTTCGGCGGATGTTTTAAAGTCGATGATAGCCAGCTCCCCCTCATATTCTGCAATGCAGTCAACACGACCAGCAATTTGTAAACAATCAGAATAGAGTGCCGCTTCCTGAAGGTAAATATTATTTATACGGTCCAAAATACATCGTGAGGAATTGAACATAATCCAAGGCAAAGGTTGGTCCTTATACTTTTCAGTATCAAGTTCGTTGTTGAAATAATCTTCAACCAACTTATGGTATCGAGTGCCACGTCCAGCAGCACGATTAGATACTGCTTGTGCTTTCTCTTTACCAACCCTTGCTCTCCACTTTGCAAGTCCTGCTTGCTTCTTTGAGTTACCACTGATCACTGTGGTGACTGAAGGATACTTGCCACCAGATGGTGTAACATAATATCTCTTGCCGTCAATAGTAACAGTATTCATTTCAATGGCATCCAGTCCCACATGATCAAATAGTTTCATTACAATCCTAGGTTAAGTTTACTAATGATATACGACTTGACAAGACCAGAACGAACGATGTCTTCAATACCAAATTCGATCAAAGAGAACTCTTCCATGTTGTCAAGAATCTTTTGGAAGTCAACGATTCCAGTGCGTTCATTTGATTTCTGTAGATCTGACTGATTAGCATCACCACAGAACATAATCTTAGTATCTTCACCAACACGAGTGATAATAGAATCAAGTTCGTGGAAGTTAAGATTCTGACATTCATCCACAATAACAATTGCTTTGTCAAGTGTAGAGCCACGAAGGAAAGAAGTGCTCCAGAATGAAATGGTTTCTTGTGCCTTCAAGTTTTCATACAGCATTTCAAAGCTGTTGTCATCAGGCATCTCGAACATATACTTCACCATATTCTTATAGGGAATTTGATAAAGTGATGACTTATCTTCATGAGTACCAGGAAGGAAACCAATTTCCCGAGTAGCAACAAGAGACCTAACGATATAGATTTTTTCGTAAGGCGAATTTTCATCGAGAACATCCTTTAATGCAAGGTAAAGTGCAACGAATGTTTTACCAGTTCCTGCACATCCATAGACAAACAAATGTTGTCCTTTGCCATACTCTTCAAATAAGATACGCTGGTTGTCAGTCAGTGGCTCAATATTTAGAAGGTAGCTTGAATTGATTGGCTTTCTTCTTTTTAGTTGTTTAGCACTCATACCATTAATATCTGGTGTCAGTTTCTTTCTTGCTCTTGGCATATGTTTTAATTAATTAATTTACCATTGTACGTTTGAACCAGGAACCTTGGATACCTTTGACATAATATCACCCCATCCAGGATGGGTTTTATTCATCTTGTTTCTCCAGTCACCAACTTCCCCAACCCCAGCAACACCTGCAGACCAATCTTTATCCCAGTCAGGATTGTCGATCTTCCATTGCTCATACTCTTTCATTGTCATATAAAGTTCTTGGGTCTCCCCAGTTTCTTTATGTTTAACAGGATATGTAGGCATCAGTTCCACTCCAACGCTTCAGCAACAGTAGGAAATTGTTCACAGAAAATTGTTTTACAAGCTTCTGCAATCTGCATGTGTTCTTTTTGAGTTCCATTAGCAGATCTCAAAGATATATAGTGGATCCATGACCTGCATGAGCCCGTCATA